GCTGAAGCTCAACCGTGAAATCTCCCGTGAAATTCCAATTAGCGGCTTCCGGAGTCGTGATGTGCTTGTTGTTCGTGGTGGCAAGCGATGCCGTACCAAATTTGGCTTGGGTAGTGGATAGCACGGCGCTGTTCACGGCGCTCCACGTGTTGCCGTAGACGTCGGTAAACGTGCTCGATCCGTTCGTGCCATCAAGATGCAGCAGCGCGAGCGATGCCACGCCCCCAGCGCGATGCTTGGTTAGAGCCGATCTCACGTCATGTCCCCGCCCAGAACCCAGGTGGTGGTCGCAATCTTCTGCAGCACCAGGGTGGAGTTTTGCGCGCGCGCCGTGACCGAGCTTGGGTTCAACAGCGTATCGGTCGTGATCGCGATGGTGGTCTGTCCTGCGCCAAGCTGGATCACGGAGACGGTTGTTCCGACCGGAAAGGCAACGGTCGCATTGGCCGGAATCGTCAGCGTGTTGGCCGATGCATTGTTCATGGTCACGATGCCCTGATTCGCCGATGAGGCTGGCGCATCGGTCAGAGCGAGCGTATAAGTCGTGCCGGTCTGCGGATTAACGGGTGGAGGCGAGCTGCCACCGCTGGCCGCTGCCCACACGGGCACGCCACCAGATACCGTCAATACCTGCGTGGAGGTGCCGATCGCAAGGCGCTGCTCGACGCCCGCCGTACCGCCGATGATGATGTCGCCGGCCGTGGTCATCGGATTGACCGGCAACGCTATCGGGATACCACCGGCCCCGTATGCCTGAGCCAGAGTCCCGTCGGCGTTGAACGTGGCAAGAATCGGTATCGGAGTCGATGGCGTCTCGCTCGCAGGCCCGGGAGTCGAGCCGCTGCTTACATTTGGATTCGGGTAGGCCATTGTCAATCTCCGGTATTACATAAGCGGCTCATCTGTAGCCACCGTGGGTCACCCAACCTCCGTCCGGTCTGTTGCCGCGCACGAGCTCACGATCGTATCGGGCGACATTCGCCGGCTTCGCGTTGAGCGCCTTGACAAAGCTCAATGCCTCTTGAGCATTGATCTTGATCGCCTCCGAAAGCGGGAAACCGTATTCCGCGCACAATTCCTTCGCCAGCAGCCACTTGAGCATCCGCGAATAGCCCTGCGGCATGACGAGAACCTGATTCAACGTCAGGCTCGACAGGATCGTGTCGGTGAAAAGATGCAGCTCCGCATTGTTGCCGGGTGTCTGATACGCGTTGAGCAGTCCGTACGGGAACTGATTGTTGTACCACGCGACCGTCGGCCACGGACCCGGCTGCGCCTTGTACAGCAATTCCGTGTATTGCGATTCGGTATAGGCCACGTCGAGCGTGAAGTCGAGCGCATTAAAGCGTGTAAAGCCGTGCGTGATCCGCAGCGGTCGCGGGATCGGAAAATCCCCCGGCACCGTGTACGAGAAGCTGTCGGCACTGTTGGAATTCGCGGTCGCATTGGCCGACATGGTGACGGTGGTCGAACCGATCGCCAGGACCGTCGTGAGCGCCGGGATCAACCCCTGTACGTCCGTCAGGATCGAGCCGGAACCGCACACGTAGGCAGCGGCAGCGCCCGCGACCAGATTGGCCGGCATGTTCGTGATCGCGGTGATCGTGGGCGAGCCGCTCGTCAGCGTTCCGGTGAATGGACCGGAGCCCAGCAGCGTCATGATCGGATTGCCGACCGAGTACAAGCGCTTGCCTGCGGTCCAGGTCAGAATGTTCTCGTTGGAGCCGAACACGTACTGCTTGTCGATCGAGAGCGAATCGAGCAGATCGTTAAGGGTATCGAGGCAATCCGCCTCGTCGGGCGCGGCGATCTGCTCGCCCGACTGGTAGGAGTTGATCCGGCGCAGTGCACCCTGTATGAGGTTAAGGGCTGTGGTAACACCAATCGTCATGTGTTTCCTCCGCCCGCCGGATAGGCGACTCCGACCGGCAAGTTTGACACGGTCAGGGTCATCGGGGAATTGGCGAGCACGCCGGTCGTGCCACTGGCGGGCGACTGCGCTGTAACGAAGTTCGGCTTAGCCGCTGTCGTCTGCACCCAAATGATCGACACTGGATCGGCCTGAAAGTAGCCCAGCGGCAGCACGCGCACGCCAGCGGCTACGAGCGCGGTCAGAGCGGCCGGATATTCGAGCCCGACGACGTTTGGCATCGTAGGCATCGGCGCATCATTTGAAAGTCAGCTCAGCCCAGACCAGCGAAATGTCCGCGACCATCGTCGAAATCGTCGCCCCCGCCGCGACCGATACCCAATCGCCCGGGCTCGCGATGATCAAGCCATCCAGCGGCTCGATCAGGCCCCCGGTAATGCCAGCGGTCGCTGTCGCATCGACCTCGTGCGTCGCTAGGAACGCGACGCCGGCATTCGCAACGGTGCCCTTGTTGTAGACGTTGCAGGCCGGCGTCTGATTGAATCCGGGGCGCGTGCAGCCGACTCCGGTGATCGTGGTTGTAGAGGTCGGGGCCGATGTCTGCCCGGTTCCCCAGGTGATTCCGACCACGCCGGCCGCCCCTGGTGCCGTCGTCCAACCGAGCGAGACGCCCAGGATGATCGCCAAGACCTTACTGGTACCGCCGGCAGCTTGGCCGGTGTTATTCCACAGCAGTGGGCCGCCTGTGGCTGCTGCGGTACCGAAGGCCGTCATGCCGGTGAGGGCCGCGGTGGCGACGAACACCTGCCCGGCGCGCGCGAGCTGGTAGTAGCTGTCGGCCTCCGAGGAGTTGCGGCTGATGATCACGAGACGATCTGCGACAGAGCCGAATTGTTCGAGACCAGGTTTTCCGGGCGCGAGACCTCGATGTAGTACACCTCGTTCGCGGTGGGCGTGATGGTGGCGGCGGTGGCGTTGATGAAGGCGATAGCGAGCGTATTCGATGCCGAGACGCGCGTGTTGACGATGCCCAGGCCCGTCTGCGTGGTCGGCTTGCTGATGTCCACCATGTCGCCCAGCAGCAGCCCGTTGACGGTGAAGGTCTGCTCCACGGTCGTGTTTGGCGCCACCGAGGAAGGCGAGATCGTGATCGCCAGCACCCATTGCGCCTTGATGTTGCCGTAGGAGATCGTGCTCGGATTTGGCATGGCTTTCCCTCACGCCGCCTTTTGCAGCAGCCCGCTTGCGACGCAGTGATCGTAGAAGTTGCCGCGCCAGGCGCGCGAGCCGCGATGGGTGAAGCCGACATCGGCATCGACCCACAGGAAATTGCCGGTCTCGCACCAGCGCCGGCAAAACCAGATGTCCTCGCCATAGGCGCTCTCGTCCGCCTCGAGCCGGAAATAGGGCTTGGCGAGCTTCGCGAATGCCGAGCGCTTGATGCGCAGGAAGGCGGTCGGGATTTCGAGCGCCTGGAAAAGCCCGTCCTCGATGACGCCGGTCAGCGCGCCCTGGTGGTACTCGCTATTGCTCTCGGCGCTGCGCTTGGGCACGAGGCCGCCCACGACCTCCTGCCGATGCGACAGGATGCGCGGCAGCACGCGCGCATCGAAGCCGACATCGGCATCGACGAAAATCAGATCGTCGGCATCGCTCGCCAGGAAGGCATCGACGATCGTGTTGCGGATCCGGCCGAGACACGCGCCGGCGCCCGCATTGACGTTGCGCTGCAGGCGCACGCCCAGCCGCGTGAGGAGGATGGCGGCCTCTACCATCGAATGATCGTGATCGATAGAGACCGCCATGTCGAAGCACGGCGTGCCGAAGAATACCGTCTTCGGCAACGCCGGGGCGGCGAGTTCGGCCATGCTTACCAATCGATCTGGTTACCAGAGGCCGGAGCCGACCAGTTCGGCTGCACGCGCAGCACCGTCACCACGTAGACCTGGGCGGAGGTAGGCGTGATGGTCGCTGCCGTCACGTTGGCGAAGTTGATCGCCAGCGTATCGGCTGCGGAGACGCGCGTGCCGCCGATCACCAGGCCGGCCTGAGTGGTGGGCTTCTGCACCAACACGACATCGGTCGTCAGCAGACCGATCCCGGTGGTGGCGAAGGTCTGCTCAGCCGAGGTCGCGCCAGACACGGATGCGGGCGAGAGCGTGAGGTTGAAGATGCCGACCTTCCAGACATTGCCGACCGGCATCTGGACGGTATCGGGCAGGCTCGCACTTTGCGGGCCCGGGTTGGAGCCATCGACGTTGGTAACTGCGGGGAAGGCCATCGTCGCTCCTTAGCCCGAGACCCGCACGCCGAGCGGACGGTACAGGCTGGAGAACCCATACGCAATGTCCATCCGGGTCGGCTCGGCATCGTTGTTGATGGTGTACTGCGTGGCGATCCGGATCGAGATTCCGAGATCCTCGTCGTACGCGCGTGAGGCTTCCACCGCGGTTCTGGGGAGAGGGAGATCAACGAACGCAAGTGCGTACGCGTCGCGGTGGAAGTACAGGTTTTCGGTCGAAGCCGTGGCCGAAGCCGCGCCACCGTTGACCGTGATCGTGTAGGGCGACACCGGCGCCGCAGATGAGTTCTGGAACTGGCCGCCGGAGATCAGGCACTCGCCCACCGTCACCGTCAGCAGGCCGCCGGCCGTGCAGGTATACAGGCCCGTTGCTGCATTGAAGGTGCCGTGGTTGAGCGTAGCGGTGGCGAACTGCGGGCCGCCCGGGCCTGCCGTGCCGGTCATCTGCGCATAGCCGCCCGGCGGCAGCACCACGAACTGCTTCAGCGTGTTGCCGTACCGGCCGCGGTTCTGCGGGTTCACCGGGTACACACCCTTGACCTGGAGCGTATCGCCGACATAGACCTGGGCGGTCGCGTTGCCGAGCCCGGAAATCTCGAACGTGCCGGTCTGCGCCCAGCCGGAGGTCAGCAGCGCCGTCCCGCCCGTGGGCGAGGTGGCCCCGGCCAGCACCGGCGTTCCATCCAGCGTGCCGGTCGTGTAGTTGGCGATGTTGGCGTCTTCGAACCAGTCGGCGCCGGCCGTCTTGGCCGCGACCATGCCGGTTTCGAAGAGGTCGCTGATCTTCGCCTGCGGGTTGAAGAGGCCCTTCAAACTGTCCGCCATGCTCGAGGACGCCAGCGGGTGCAGCACCGCGGTCGGCATCATCCCCTTCGGCATGCCCTCGGAGACCAGAATCGCGCGCGCATCCGAGAACGACTTGAAGGCCGTCGGCGTCGTGCCGGGCGTGCCGAGCCGGTTTGCGGTGTTCTGCAGCGCGAAATAGGCCCCGTCGTTATCGACCCGGTTCGCCGTGGCGATGCAGGCCGGGTGGATGAAGCGCTCCTCGAACTCATCGATGTCGAGCAGCATGTTGATCGTGTTGAACTGGATATCGACGTGGAACTGGTACAGGATGTTCACCGGCACATAGTTTTCCGTGCTCGGCTCCACGTTCAGCGCCGGGCCGAAGGTGCCCAGGTACCTAGGCGGCAAGCGGACGTTGCAGGTCGCCCCGATCTTGCGGCCTTTCTGCCCGAATTCCTTGTCATCCTTGCCTTCAACCGGCCCCAGCTACGGGATCGGCCCGCGAGTACCTTCCTCGCTGCCCCGGCTTTCACCGGGGGGGAGACTATATCTTCACGCGGCTCGCGTAACGAGCGATAGAGCCGCGGTGCTGCGCTTCGGGGCGCTTGCCCCTACCTCTTGCGAGTAGTCGTTACACGTTCCACGATGCGGGCAGACGCCACCATTCATGCGCTTCCCGAAATTGCAGTTCATGCACAGGACCTGATAACCAGGCGGGAAGCATCGCTTCGCCAGCCAAGTGTATGTCCAGATTCCTGCAGCATTCGCTCGACCTGCAATCTTTCGGCGTTCCGCTGCGCCGTTGTTTTCGATGTGATCCAGCGTCAAGAAAGCCAGTTCACGCTCTCCGCAACATGCACAGACGGCACCACCATATGCAGCGAATGTCGCTAATCGAAGATTCTTCCTGCGCTCTCGATTCAAGGGATTTT